CCTAATTCTTCACCTGTAGATTTTTTGTAAAGCTCTAAAGGTAAATAACTAATAACACCCTTGATTAAATTAGCGCAACGATTGACTGCTGGCACTTGACATGCTAGCGCACGATCCATTGGGCCATACCCAAACGGCACACCTACTGTATTGAATCCATAAGAATCCAACATAACGGCAGGAGCATATTGTGCTTGGACTGTTTTATCAGTGCGATTTATACCCAAAGCGGACAATATACCCATATAGGTATTTTATACCATAAGTCGGACAATTAGTGCAAATTAGACAAAAATTTGTGGAGTTTGTTGAGGCTTGGTTAATTGGCTAACTACCATAGCCAAAGATATTGCAGCTGTAACTTCTCCACTAGATTTGCGTCTGATAATCCTGAAACCAAAATCACTGGTTTTTGCCGCACAATTATTTAGATGCTGTACTAAATCTGGTTGCCCACTATGTACCATTGTGCCTTGTGCTAGGGCGTTTGCAAGATCCGAGCAAGCCTGATAGAAGCTTTGGCCTGATATATCTTGGATGCGCCAACCTGATAATTCCAATTTAGTGGCCACTGTCTGTGTTGCGTATTTGTCAAAACAGATTGTGGTTGGATGATACTTGCGTGCCCAATCATTTATATCGCTTGCCATTTTCATTTCATCTATTGCTATATCGCTATACCAAAGCTGTGCAAGTCCAACGGCTATTTTGCCATCTTTCATTTGACCCATAACCAAAGCGCCTGATCTTCTGGTGGGTGCAATATCAAATGCCATAATAGTTTGAGGCCCAACCGAGATTTCCAATGTACTATCGCTGCAAGCCTCAATACTGCCGTAAGCCCATGGGCTGACCGCACTACTAATCCACTGGCAAAGCATCTCTGTACGTGTAGCTTCTATGCTGTTGGTATTGACTGATTCTTCTAGTGTTTGCTCAGTTATTAAATGGCCCAGAGCAGGATTTGCCATAGCCCAGGCTTTGCGATCATGTATTTTGCAGTGCTGTGGTGCTGACCATTCATAGAATCCTAAATTGTCAGGTGGATATGATAGGCAACGCTCTCTTAAATCATTAAGCACTGTACTAAACCCATCGCCAGCATTACTTGTCATTAAAGTCATCGCATTAGGTCTTGCACGTGTTACTGGTAATGCAGCTGTAAATGCTTCTTCTGTCCACTCTCTTAATTCATCGATGTATAAAAAATCTGCGGTCTTACCACGTGGTGCATCTCTGGTCGCTGCTGCAATTTCATACCTTGCGCCATTAAGTAAGCTGATAGATTCTTGTCCATTAGCCAGGCTGATCTGTCTTACTTGATCTTTTAAGAATTGATTATCTTCTATTGTGTATGCAACTTGCCTAAAGGTATCTAGTGCCATATTTCGATTAGATGACATACCTAAAACATTCTTACTACCCCATAAGAATAAATGGCTAAGAATTAACATGCGTGCTAGGTGAGTCTTGCCATTTTGACGTGCCACAAGTATTAAAGCTGTTTTCTTGCGCCAGGTGTCATCATCTGCAACTGTTAATAGATCATCTAGCACCCAGCGTTGCCATGGCACAAGAGGTAAACCAATCTTCGTAGCAAAATCAGCTACCTCTTGCGCTTTGGATGGTCCATTCAGTAAAGGCGTGTGGATTCTAGGCTCGGTACTGCCAATTAGCCCGACCCCTCGTTGGCTCTGGCTTGGTTCGGTATCAATCTGCATCGAATTGGATCGTATCAGGTTTATCAAAGGGTGAATCTGGAATGATCTGGACTGTCTCAGGGAGAGAAGGTTCAGGAAAGACAGGGGGGGTCGCCGTGCTATTAAAAAAACGGCCACCTTTAGCGCTGTTACATGACTTACACATGCTTTGTAAATTGTCTGGACTCCACATGTCACCGCCTTTTACACGTGGCACTATGTGATCCACAGTATGCGCAGGCCTATTACACACTACACACACCCAACCATCACGATCAAGTATCTGTATGCGTAGCTTCTGCCACTTGCCACTACCTATAGCTCTTTTACTCAATGCCATCCTTTAGTCTTGAAGTGATGTAAAGCTGCACACATAGAACCATATCTATTATAGTTGTACTTAATACCCCACTCTACTTGCTTATAGCCATTAACCTTTAATAGATACTTACTTCTACCTTGTGGTATGCCATAGTGTGAGCCGTTGCGAGCGCTTGGATTCCACCTACTCTCATAATGATATAACTCATCTAAGCAATAGAACTCAGTGAATGAATGATTTAACTGAATAAATGCATATTGTTTGTAATAAGTAGGTTTATGTATTTCACGAGATTCAGCTATTTCAAGGCCACTGATTTGTGCAACAAATAAAGCAAGCCCAACTAGCGTGCACCTTGCGAGCTTCCGCCGATGCGGCTCGCCTTTTCGCCTTGATGGCGAATGCGATCTAGAGCGTATCATATATGTCAAGGATCTTTCTAATTTTTGTAAGATAATCGCAGGTCAGACGGCGTGGCGAAGAATGGCACAAATTCATACTGATCAATCCAAGTACAATCATAACCAGCCTCACTCATGGTTTAGACCCCCATCCAGTACCCTTTAAGATTATGCCAGGTGCTGAGTACATACGTGTCATATCTATCCCACATTTAGGGCAAAGCATCCCGCCATCATCCTCTTTATATGTGCGATGTACTGACCCATAAGTACCACACTCATTACAGCTATATTCATACGTTGGCATGTTGTAATATCCAATCTACATCATTTCTCAAAGTTCTAATTTCAATTCTTCTTACCAGATCGGCTTCGGGATTTTTCTGCCACTCATATTCAGCTGTAGATATTGTAAAATCATGCAGTTTTTTTAGTAATTTAAGACTTGTTTTGTATTCTAGTTGTATTTTTGTCAGCTCTTCTTGATCTTTCAATGCTTTGTTTTTTTTGTAGAAATCCTTCAAATTTTGATGGACTGGTGCTTCTATCAAATACCACATAGCTTGAGATAAAATAGCTGGGTCATCTCTAAATAATCCCAATGCCCTATTACATAGATTACATAACAAACCTCTGACTTGTTTTGTTTTGTGGCAATGGTCTACGTTTAAGGATTTTCCATCTGTCGGCAAACCTGTGCAAATCCAGCACAATCCTTTTTGATCTTCATACATTTGATTGTAAATATCAACAGTAATACCATAAGCTCGTATATTGGCATGTCTTTGCTGTTCTTTTGTTTTTTTACCCATCATATTCTCCAATCAATAGACAAGTATGACAGTCTAGGCCGCTAAACTGCCAAGCCCCACAGCTTTTACAGCGACTGACTGCATTATCAGACTGACGCTTTAATACCATTTCAGCATTGTTTTTAATACCTACACAGCCACAATCCCTGCACTGATACAGTGAGTGTCCGACAGGCTTATCTTTCCACTCAATCTCAATAAACTCTGTCGGCCTATTACACCCATTACACTTAAATTTAATCACGTGCAATTAACTCATGGCATCGAAAGCATGTGCCATCTTTAAAAACTCTATCATCGCCACACATCTCGCATGTAATAACAGACTTAACTAGATGCACACCACTATCATCCATTTCGACCGTAATACCACTGCCGTTAATAAAAGCGATATAGCCCATATCTACTCCTTATCCTTAAAGTGCCAAGCGCCTGTGCTAGTTTGACTAGCCCATTTAGCATGTTCTTTTATATTGCCTAGACATACATAGCCGTAAAACGGCTTCTTAGTTGTCTTGCTAAATCCTGTGCGTAGGGTCATACCTTTTTCACAGCAATCAGCAGGTGGTTTAGGTTGTTCTGGCACAGCTGCTACCCAATCAGTTGTTGTCCACTGTTGCGGGTCTTCTAGCTTGTTTTCTACTGAATACGTTTCCTGTTTAGAATTGACGGCAGCCATTTCTTCTCGACTAGGTCTTTTTCCTTTAGCTGAGAAACCTGCGTTCGCAAGCGCTCGACCAATCGCACTTGTTTCCGCATTAGGTAAAGCGAAATTTGCATTAACGCCCCTATCAGAAATAGTTTCAAGCGCAAGCCCAGTAGAGCACGGCCTGGAATCTGCTTCTGTTTTGTATAACTTACAAAGTACAATGAATCGAGTGTTTGAGGCCTCGATAACCTCTGTTTCCAATCTTCCATCCGGATATTCCTTCCACCATTTGTGTAATCTTTCATCGACTGTTTCGTAATTTGATAAATCAAAGGCCATTATGACTGCCAATCTAGAGCGCTGTCTTGCATCGCCTCATGGCATGTTTTGGCAATAGCAATATATGCAGCTGCATCTTTGTAATGATCTGATATTTCTGGCGACTCGACTGATCTACTGATTTTGACCAAGCACATGGCCATAGCCACTTGGTTTGCTGTAATCGGAAAATGAAAATAAGCAGACCATAATTCGGCAATACGACTATGCTGACTGTAAGGGTGTCCGTACTGTGAACCCCTTGCGTGTATAAGATCTGTTGCATCTGCAAATAGTTTCTCAGTTGTTGTGGACATCGTTATCAACCATCCTTCTATGCATATCCCAGCCATCTTTACGGCCTCGCCAGTAATGTATAGTTTTTATGTTTTCAATATAGGTGCCAATAGCCCAGGTTAGTAATAAACCTACGACTACTCCCCACATAATTAAATACCCAAAGTCTTTCAGCTCTGTGTACATGTAGCCCTACTTTCTAACCACATACTTTGTGGCATAGCAATAGTGTTACACCTGTGTACGACTTTGTGGATGATTTACGGGTTATTTTTGATAACGATTTGATAACGTTATTAGCTGTAATGCCTGCCAAGTGCTGTGAAAGAGCCATCTTTGTTTACAGGCACTAGGGTAGGGGTTAGGCTTTTACCTGTAGCTTCTAGTATAGCAAAGCCCATCTGCCAATTTGCGGCAGAATAGCGCAAATAAGAGGCTTTCTGTCGATTCATAAGGTTACCTACCTCGACCCCGTATAAAGGCCTGTAATGGCCTCCTATGGCCTCTGAATAGGCACTCATGCCTAGTCTATGGCTATGGCCAGCCAATACCGATTTACCCCATTTTTTAGCCAAGTTAAGAGCTGTAATTCCAGCGTGCTGGCTCATGTTGCCTTCATCGCCATGTGCTAATACCCATCCTGGGTAAAACTCATAAGCTGTTTTATGGTAAGTCATGCCCATATCGGCAAAGCCCATAAACTTGGGATATTGCAGCTCTGGCAAACTAATTAAGCCAGGCGTTTTTAATAAAGTGTTATATAAGCGATCACTATGATTACTGCGGATAATGTGCATCTCTCGGCTGTACTCTCCGAGATCCCACAGTATTTGCTTACACTCTTCACGATCCTGGTGAATAGTTTGCTGATAAGCCAAAGGTGTTTTCTCAGCCCATCGGCTAATAGTTTGAAAATCGATCTCATCACCAACACATAAAACCTCGTCAAACTTCTCACGTCTTGCCAACTTAATAACATTTTTAACTGCCTGCTCATGCTGGTATGGTACTTGTAAATCGCTGATTACTAGCCAACGCTTAATCGTCTTCCTCATAATCATCTAGGGGATCTTTAATAGGATCTGTGGTATCGATTATCCAGTCTGGATAACTTGTCCGATCCATAGCAAAAGCTAAAGCTGTAGATTCATCCATGCCATTTTTACGGCAGGCTTTGTAAACCTCATTAGCTGCAATAGCCCAATAATCTAACTTAGTTAATACAGGCTCTTTAGTAGTACGGCGCTTACGCACCATCTTCTTCTTAGGTTTACGTTTAGTAGCCATGTTGTTATTGTCGCTTACTTATGATAATAAACAGTTGATCGACACGCTTTTCTAGCCTAGAACTACGATCATCTATTCTGCGTATGGCATCAGCTAAACTGCTTCCAGAGTTGGGTTTAAGCTCACTTAAAAAACTTTTAATAACCCAACGTAGAGCCACTAATAAAGCGCCTGCGATAGAACAAACGCCAACGCCAAATGCAACCCATTCTCCAGGACTCATTTTTCATCAGCACCGATGCCATAAGCATTATCGGATTTGTCTAAAGCCCTAGCTGCCGGTCCTGCTAAAGCTGCAACTACTACAGACAGTGCTGGATCTAAACCTAATTCATTACTTGCTAAAAATGTTAAGAAAGATACTAATACTCCACGTGCATAGGATTTTAGTATGGCCTTCTGCTTCTTTGTTATTTTCATATATTCCCCCCTAGAAGTGGTATATCAAAAGGTCTGCCAGCTTCAAAACCGCTGTCGCCTGCTTTTGTAAAAGAAATATGCAAATGACGTTTATGAGGATTTATGCCCTTATATTTACGCCATTTCCAGTTTAGAATTTTTGAACATATTCGCCCGTTATAGATGACGTATGATATGCGTGCATCCGATTTGGCTGCGATTCTGACCTGGTCAGCCAGATAAGGTGCGAGACTGTCGGATGACTGTAACCGAGCATTAATATCAATTGCTCTGACGACCCCAGATTTGTCTGGATTATGATCCGACTTAGTACGGGAATGCCGACTATCGCCCAACCACCCTTCTGGACTGGCAGTACTGCGATCTGGAAACCATGTATCAATTTGATCTCTTAACTGCACACCAGCTGCACATAGCCATGGTTTCATACACACTCCCCCAAGATTGTGCTATAAACCTAAAGCCCGAAGGTCATCAGTAGTTAAACCTAATGCTGCTAGTTTGGCTTCTGCTGCTGCTTTGGCTTGCGCCTTTGCTTCGGCTTCGGCTGTTTCATCCGCTTGCACTTGCATAATGGCAGCATCTATTTCGGCTTGCGTAGGTGCATCACCTTCTAACACATCCCATTTAATTGTTGAGTAATCATTATTAGTAAATGAAAACTCAGCAGTTGGTCGCAATTTACGAATTGCTAAAACTAAATGATTATTCATTAAGCACCTATCTCCATTAATGTAATGCTACTTCTTGAACTATTTGCTTGATATACAACAGTTGCGCTTCCTGCTGTAGTTGGTGGTGCGCCTTGTAATTTATATGTAATTGATGAAGTAGTTGATGGACTATCAAGATAAACTACAGGGCAAAAACCGCCTATTCTTAAATTGGTACTGACAGCCGCTCTAACAAACATAGCCAAACCACCTGAATCATTTAATGCAAATATATTTGTAGAATCTCTCATCAATCTTAAATAAGATGCTGCTTCTGTGCTATCTCTTGTTGAAAATATGTTTTGACTTGCAAGAATTAATATCTTACTTGTTGCAGAAGTTGGTGTAATTGATGCAGATAATCCTGTATCCGTAAAAGTCGTTGTAGATACTGTTGTTTCTGGGCCACCTGATGCTGTTGTTGCGTTTATTACTTGTAAAACTTTACCACCACCAGCAGGTGTTGCCCACTTGAGCCCAGTCGCTTCCGCACTATCCGCTACGAGTGTGGTGCCATTTGCGCCTACTGCTAGGCGACTATCGGCACTAGAGGTGCGTGTGTAAAGATCACCCTTAGTAGTCAATGGTGAGGCAGTGCCTGGCTGAGTATAATCAAACCAAATAGCAGAACTAGCAGAACTGAAATATAAAAATCCACCATCATATTGAGATACGGCTAAACTACCTGCACTATTTACAGTTGCAGTGCCAGCGGTTATAGTCATTGTGCCAGCACCAATGTTCTGGATTTGTACACTATCGCCTGCACTAAACAGTGATGTATTTACTGTAATTGTTGTGGCGCTTGCGCTGTTCATTTGTATAACAGTGCCAGCATCGGCTGCAACCAATACATAACTTGCGGTCTTTGTACTAGGTGATCCACCACCCATAGCAGTTTGTTGTAATGAAGTCATCTGAGCAGCTGTTAAAACCTGCCCAGTAGTAAAAGTCTGTTTAGCCATTATACTCCTTAGTAACTTAGGACATTATAGTCTAAAGTGCCATAAATGGTATTATCTAGGATAAATGCATCTATAACGGGCTCTAGTGTCGTGAATGTGGTTTTCCAACTATTCGGGGTTATATTCATGGCAACCCCAAAAATCTGTAAAGTCTTGCTAAGTACGCTACCGCCAGGCTGGGTAGTGCTGACTGTAATTGGGTCAAAAAAATCTAGGTTTAGAGCTGCAATTACACCGCTATTGTAGTTAGGCGTGTATAAATCTAGGGTAATGCTTTCCACTCGGATCGAGGTTTCTTGCCTACTGGCCACATAAGCCTGGGCATAATCTAGCGCCACTGCATCGCTTTGCATTAAAAGATTATCTAAAAAGTAACTATGCAAAAAGTATTTATCTATAGATGCTTGATTTAATGCTACCTGTGGGCTACCACCACCAGCTCTGGTGATTGTGGCCTTATTAAATATGAGCACATCGTTTAATATCCATTGTGCATCGACGTAACTTATCCCTGTGCCATCATCATTAAATACTGTAGGTGTGCCGCCAATAGATCCAGCTGTGACTGCTCTATCTTGAAATACAAACGATCCGCTTTCATCTACATATAATGCGCCATACTCTGAATCTGCCACAGTAGTCATAGCCTGTAATGCAGTTCTATTAGTGCCAGGATCTACTTGTAATGTAGTTAAGCCTGTATCTATATCACGCATGGTGGCTGGCCAATCAATTTCATCTAATATCTGAGTAATACGTGTGCCTGATAGATCACCAGCGCTTGCACCTGTAACAGTGCTTATTTGTGCGTTAAAGGCTAATCTAAATGCATCTACAGCTTGTATAGTTGTATAGGCTACATCTTCTGCTTCTTTAGGATAGGTAGTAACGTAACTTGTAATAAAGCCAGAGAATATAGGATAAGTAACGCTGTTATATGTGGCAGTAATTTGCACCTTCTTCATAGGTGTTAAATATGTGTAATAAGGACTAGATGAATTCTGTGGGTTGAAATCGCCATTCTGATCTACTATGCGCAGCGATAATGTGCCAGTTTGAAATTGATCGATTAATGCGTTACGACCTCGTTTAGTTTCAATTCTATTTATTTGATCTGATACATCTACAATAATTGCAGCACTGTCAGCTAATATATTTGTATCTAATATGCCTTGATCTAATATCATGGCTTGGGCAAAGCTCGGGCCAGTGCTAAAGTTTATGAAAGCATTTACTACAGGTACTGCCATTACAAACCGCCAGCGATGCCATAAGATACGCCAGACTTCTGGGCTATCTGTAAACTTTCTGCTATTAATGCTGCGAATCTATCGCCTGTGGCTTGTGTATCTACAGTTATTTTTAACTCAGCCATAGATCTTTCTTCGCCTCGTCTTACAAAGCTAGGATCAAATACACTGCCACCTAATGTGCCTGTAATTCCACCGCCACCACCACCACCACCACGGCCAGTGCTAATTGTGCCAGCACCAGTTAATGAATTTAAGCCAGGTATATCAAATCCTTTTACGCTCATGCTAGTTAAAAATGCAGCTATTTTGGCGTTCATAAGTTTTACAGATTCTAAGGCTTGATCGTAGGTAGCCGCTAATTTTGCAGCTGCTTGTGCTGCGGCTAATTCTGCTAATGCTTTTTTGGCTAACGCTTCGTCATTTTTTTCAATAGCAATAAGCCCTCTAATTCTTGCCTTAGTTTCTTCATCTACCGCTTCACCTAATGCTTTTTGTAATCCAATTAAAGTAACGTTAAATTGTTCAGCAAGTTTATCTACTTCTGTTTTTTTCTTTAATTGATCGTTTTCGGCTTTACGTAATGTAGTGGCACTTTTAATAGCACGTATTTCTAGTGCTCTTTGTTGAGCTGCAATTCTAGTAGCAGTTCTTTCTTGGCCGCCACGATCTTGTTGTGGCATAGCCCCTCGGCCTATTTCTCTAACACCAGGTATAATTGCGCCTAATATCGGTATATTTCTAATATCGAATATATTGCCAACGCCAGGTATATTTGTTAATTCTTTTAATTTACTGCCTATTTTTCCTAAGCCTACAATTACCTCACTGATAACTGTGGCAAAGTTTTCCATACCTTTTGTCAAGCCCTCAATAGTCTTATCATCACTTAATAAAGTTAAAGAATCTAAAATACCTTTACCGATAATTTCTTGGGCATTGGCAGATGCAACAGCTAGTAAATCCATCTTGCCAGCATAAGTGTTTAATCTAGCGGCGGATTGACCTGAAAACTTTTTATTAAGTTCGGCCATGATCTCATTCATGTCGCCAGTCTTTAATAAATTCTTATCTAAACCAGCACCTAATCTGCTAAGGCCTGTAGTGTTGCCAGCATAAGCACGTGATAATGCTGTAGTAACGGCTGTTAATGATTTGCCAGTACCAGCGCTTATATTTAGAGCTGTGTTTAATGCATCTTGGCTTTGTGTAATAGACCCTGTAACAGTTAGTAATTGTTGAAATGCTGGCCTTAATTGGTCATCTAATACGCCTGTAGTTTTTTGTAAATTTGCAATATAAGTTTCTACTGCTGGTGAACTGAATTGATAGCCTGTATTTTTTAATTGTTGTTCTAAAGATTTGGCTGCTGCTTCATCAGCTGCAAATGCCTTAACTGCTGCTTTACCATATCTAGTTAATGCTGTTACTGAGAATGCTGCGGCAAAGGTTTTGGCAAATGATTTTATTTGCTTCTCAAATGTGGCAACTTCTTTTTTACCTTTTTTTAATCCTTTGTTATCAAAGGTGCTAACTGCCGATACAATTAAATTGGCCATTATGCAACCTTTTTTATTTCTGTTTTTCTATTAAATTCTTTGGCTACTGTTTCGATAGCATTAACTACGGCTGGTGTTACTCGGTTTTGTTCCTCAAACCATGCTCGATAAATTAATCTACCTCGCTGTTTGCCCTGACCCTTCATGCTAGATAACATCTCAGCAGCTGAATTAAACTGGGCTGGTGCATCTGGATTTAATGATTTATTACCTCTGGGCTTATTTATGCGACCTGCTGTTTCAAAGATTGCGCCAGATCTAGAATTGTTATACACATAAAATGCAGCTTTAAATCCTTTGTCATTACGTTTATTTTGACCTGCGGAATAAGCAATTTTGCTTCTAGCATCTAAATAATCATAGGGTGGAAATATCTTTACGCCAGGCTTAAAAGTTTCAGTAGATGCTACGCCTTTACCCCAGCCACTTAATACATCGTTTTGTTGTGGCAAATATCCACGTGCTTTGTTTCTTACAATAAGCATGGCTATTTTAATTTCTTTTGCCATCTGTTTATTCAATTCTGGCTCAGCATCTTTCATAGCCTTTTGAAGTTGCTTAACGCCTGTGACGTTTACTGGCATTTTTTAACTCCTTAGCTCTATCGGCAAGTACTTGCATAATTGCCCTAAACATTTCTGTGTCCATATTGATAAACTCGCTAGGCGCTATCCCTGTTTCGATCGATAGGCTGGCTATCGTATAGAGTAAAGAATCACGCCCTACTATTTTTTTTCTTCGTCTAATACCTCGACAGTTTCTAAGCTGTCAATAAACTCAATACCAAATACAGGGACAGTTACATTAGCCCTACGTAAGCACTCATGCGCTAAGAAATAAATCTCAGTCTGCCGTTCGTGGTCACGTAGGACTTTACTAATTCCTGCGCCATACTTTAACTCGAAAGCGTACTCGACACCTGGCGTAATCTTGTGTTCCGATACTTCGCCATTAGCCCTTGTTATCTTTAGCTTTGCCATTACTACTCCTTATGAAGTTGCTACAGCTACTGTGCTGTTGCAGGTAAGTGTAAGGGATTGACTTGATATATCGCCTACTGCGCCGTTCACATTTTGCAGATTGTTAATTAAAACAGATGCTGTGTATGAAGGGTTAGTAGCTGATACGGCAGCAGAAGTCTGCTTAATCACGCATGTTACAGTAGTGCCATAGGCAGAACGTAATGTAGGGATAACTGTTGAAGCAGCATTATCATTTAGGAAATCTAAAGTAATAGTGCTTGCTTCTAATCCTTTAACGAACTTGTGAGAGCTATCGCCCATAGCGGTTATTTCTAGCTCGTCAAATGATTGATTAATGGTTACAGCTGTTACATACGCTGATAAGTCAACGCTATTTAACACAACTGATACGCCATTATTCAAAAATATGGCCATAATTACTCCTTTTCTTTTTCTTTAGTTGGTGCAGGTTTTGGTGCTTCTTCTATTTGGCCTATCTTTTTTAAGAAGGCTAAATTTTCTGCGTCTGTACTCATTTTAACTCCAGCTCGTTAGGATTGATACTGTTATTTCAGATACCAGCAAATCACCACTAGCGGCGTTGACTATAGCAGGTGCTGAAATACTAGATATGTTTAGCACCAAAGATGATGCGTTTAATTTAGTTACTACTGCAACAATGAAATTTTCCATGCCTGCTAGATTGCCTTGATTGTCAAATGCTGGTACAGTCATAAGAATCTTAAAGTTTGCTAATGGTGCAATAGATGTAATGTCATTGTTAGATGGCACGATATAAGGATCGCTAGGTGTAACTACTACGCTGTTAGCCAATAGTGTTGCAGGTGGAAATGCAAAGGTTGACCACACGCCTGCATTGGCTAGGTCTGTCGCTAATGTGCCACGTAATGTAGTTATTGCAGCTGGCATTAGCCGACCAGTGTGTTAGGGCTGCTATAAGGCTGGATGAGACCACGCACTCTGTTTATGAGCTGATAACCCATCCGGTATGGGCTTGCACTGATCCCATCCATACCTACCCCACCAGTCTGGCTGACTTGTCTGGCTTGCCATATATCTACAGCTACGATCATAGCCGCTTCTCTTATAGCTGGGGTCGCACTGTAAGCCTGTGATTTATGCTCTGGGCCTAAAGCCCTTCCGTATGGTTTCACAAAATGAAATGGATCATCGCTAGCTGTTTTAGCGTATTGAATAATTGAATAACCTGTAGGGTAATTGCTAAATTGTAATTGTGTAAATAATGCTGTGCCGATGGTTGCAGGCACTGTTGAGCCAGGAAATGCGCCAGTTAATGTATATGTGCCGTTATAGGTAGCACCAGAGTTGCTAATGGTTACGCTTTGTCCTACTACAAATATGCCAGGATTTGCTAAGACTACAGATGCTACGTTATTGCTAATAGATGTACCAATCACAGGTGCATCGTTATGCCACAAATATCCTTGTATTAAATCCTCTGCAGCTTGGCAGCATTCTTCTACTGTTGCATCAGAATACAAAGACCCAATACCTAAATTACTGCGTAACTCTGCCATTGTTACCATAGCAGCGGCCATGTGTACTCCTTATCTAAAAAGCTCCCCTGAGACTAGGGCTACTAAATCCCAGGGGATTACTACTGACCTAATTTATTAGGTTAGGTTGAAGCGTCTTACTCCACCAGCTACTAATACCTTAGTTGCTAGGTAGCCGTAAATCATTGTCTCAATCTCACCAGATGTAACTACGTTAGTGCTTAGTCGTAGAATTGGTGATTCGTAAACTACTACTGCTGATGGCACAATAATAAATGCTGATTCATCAATAGTTGTGCTTACTACATTTGCATCTACATAAAAATCTAAACCAAGAACGTTGCCACGTAGTGAACGTGTTGCAACTTGTCCTGCTGCGTTCATCGGTTGAATTGCATTGTAGATAGGGCGATCACTAGAATCTTTAGCTCCTAGCAATAAAGACCATTGTGAAGTACCGCCAACATAAGCTGTTGGTAGTTCACCTGTTGCTAAATAAGCTGCTGGTACTTCTGTTGACACGAAAGAAATAATGCCGTTAGAAGTTGCTGCTACTGCTGTAGCTTGTGTGCCTGATGCTGTTAATTCTGCAATTACAGCTGCATCAGTTGCTTTATTGTATGCTTTAGTCATATTTTCTAGCATGGCTTGGAAGAATGCTGGTGATGAACGCTCTAGTAATTCTACTGAGTAGCGTTGCATGCCTGCAAACTTGTTTACAGTTGCATTTACGTATGAAGATACGATACCTGTCTCGGATGGTGCAGCACCTTCGTCAGTGTCTGCTACTGTGCCATTTGTAGTGATTTTAGGATGGCTGATTGTCATTCCGCTTGCTGGAATAGCACGTGTACCGATTGCATCAATAGTTGGGCGTGATCCAATAAGTGTATCTACTACAGTTGGTGAAAAAATTGTAGGAGAAAATGCTGGGTTAGTTGAGAAGCTATCATCTGCTGCTGTAAGCATTTTTGCAGTATTTGCCTCTGCATGTAATACCCACTCATTAGAATCTTGATTACCTAATTTTGCTTTAATGCTGTGCTCTAGGTACTGAGCTTGTGTTTTAATTGGTGAGCGTGGCTCTGTGTAAAAGGATGCACTAATCGTAGGGCGTGCGGCTTCTACTGGAACTGTCTCGACCACTGGTGTTGCTGTTGGCTCGGTGGTGTTGTCCACTTGTGCCTCGCTTTCCGTAGTTGGTTGATTTGTTGCATCCGCTTCGCCTTCGCTAGCGGCAACTTTAGTTACTTGTGCTTCTGTAAATGCTGGTGATTCCACAAGGCTTACTTCTTTTAATTGTGCCTTTGTTACATATATGTAATCTTTTTTATTCTGTGATTTGATTACTTCCACGCCTACAGACATACCAGAGATTAAATCTTCTGCTGCTAGGACTAATGCATCTGACCCTTGCATGCTTGCGCTGATCTTGAAGCTAGCGTAAATGCCATCTTCTGCCTTATTAAACTTTTGCATGCGACCTATTGGCTTATCTGCTTTGTGTTGCATCAGCATCTTAATTTTGCCAGGGTCGCCTATATCTATGCTGTCTTTAGCAAACATAACAGGGCCAGCACTAGTGTTGCCTACTGATTCAAATGGCACTATTTTGCCTGCAATAATTCTGCGCTCTGTATCGGCAGCTTCTACAGCACTACTGAATGTAAGTAGCATCGTTATTCTCATTTCCGTTAGGTGATAGATCTTCCATCTCTTTTGCTTGCTCTACGTCAATTAGTCCTAGCGTAAGCATCTTTTCTATAACTTCTAGTCTGGCTTTGTCGTCTGATCGTAGGAAAGTTTCGCTAATATTAAAACGCACAATATGGCCAGCAGCTGTAATATCGTTCATGCTTAGTCTGTCTTCTATTGCACAAATGTAAGGTTGTAGGGAATAGGCTACAAACTCTTTACGGCCATCAATTATATTTTGGTAAGTCATGCTGTTATTCATATCTGCGCTTATGTAATATGCAGGTACATTCATAGCACGTGCAATTTGTGTTGCTAGATATTGTTGTGCATCGTTATACATCATATCTTTAGGACTGAAGCCGACTGGCTCATAAGATAATGTGCTAGTTAAATACGCTGTGCTTCTATTTTGACGTGCAGACTTCCATGCGGCTAATAATCCTTGTACCTGCGACTCTGGCATATCTGCGCCCGTGTTTTTTAAGAATCCTGTGGCCATAGGTGTTGCAGCAGATACAGCAGCAGCTTTTTCTAAATCTAATGCAGCTTGTATTGTGCGACCTGCTGTTTGTAATACGCCTTGTGTTAATCCTTGGAATGTAACAAGTGACCCAACGCCAACCATAGGTACTTTTTCTTGGTCTATCATGTAATAAAGTATTTCTGTACCTTTAGCATTTGTTTGTGCAGTTACTCTAGTGTTTGCTACCCATTCAAATCGTGCAGGGCGCAAGTCATCGGCATACACTTCTGTAATGCGCCAAAATGCTTGGCCATAGAATATAAGTGAGTCAACAGTTGCAGCGATTGTGACGGATCGTGGTTGACGTATATCTGGTTGCTCACACCATAACGGACTGGCTAACTGTGCGCCTGTAGATTTTTTATACAGCTCTAATGGTAAATATCCAATTACACCTTTAACTAAATTAGCGCATCTATTTACAGCTGGTACTTGTACAGCTAATGCACGATCTATAGGGCCGTAGCCAAATGGTGTACCTATGCTGTTAAATCCGTAAGAATCTAACATAACGGCAGGGGCGTATTGCGCTTGGACAGTTTCAGTTTTTTTGGTTATACCCAAAGCAGACAATAGACCCATATGTATACTTTATACCATAAATCGGACTATTGGTGCAAGTTACACAAAGATTTGCGCAGTTTGTTGCGGTTTCGTTAATTGAGATACAACCATAGCAAGGCTTATTGCAGCTGTAACATCGCCAGCCGATTTACGCCTAATAATGCGCCAGCCTGCATCGTTAGTTTTAGCAGCACAGTTATTTAGGTGCTGTACTAGCTCTGCCTGTCCGCTATGCAATAATCTATTATTAGCCAGGGCATCTGATAAGTCGCTACATGCTTGGTAGAACGCTTGGCCGCTTACATCTAACATACGCCAGCCGCTTAATTCTAATTTTGTTGCTAGAGACTGCGTAGCATATTTGTCATAGCAAATTATGTGCGGATGATATTTTTTTGCCCATTCGTTTATATCACTAGCCATCGTAATTTCATCTATTGCTACTTCACTTGACCATAACTGCATAAGGCCTACTACTACTTTGCCATCTTTAACTTGACCTGCTACCAACGCACCTGATCTGCGTGTAGGTGCAATATCAAAGGCCATTATAGTCATCGGGCCGACAGGTATCTCTAGTGTGCTATCACTGCATGCTTCTATACTGCCATACACCCAGGGGCTGACAGCGCTATCTATCCACTGACATAACATTTCAGTACGTGTAGCTTCTACGCTATTTGTGCTAACAGATTCTTCTAATGTCTGCTCTGTGATTAAACTGCCTAAAGCTGGATTAGCCATCGCCCATGCCTTGCGATCATTTATCTTACAATGCTGTGGTGCGCTATATTCGTAATAACCTAGATTATCTGGCGGGTACGACAAA